ATTTACACAACGAAGTAAAAGCAACAAGACTAATGCCATACTTTGGAACACCAACAATTTAGAAATCATGGGATACAGAAGATCAAAACGAATTAGAAGAAAAGGCATGGCTTTCAAAAAAAGAAGCCGAATGCAAAAAAAGAAATCAAGAAAATACAACTCTTATAGAGTAGCAAGAGGAGGTATAAGACTATAGTAGGTTCGGGGACTTGCTTAGTCCCCCCTACAACTTAAATCAACCAAAATGCAGTGTTTCACACCTTTTAGAGTAAGGAACAAATCGAAAGACCACAACAACCAAAATTTAATGGTTAATGTACCTTGTGGAAAATGCCTAGCATGTAAAAAACGCCGAGCTTCACATTGGAGCTTTAGGCTAAACGAAGAAGCAAAGACTTCTTCATCAGCATGCTTTATAACATTAACATACGAAAACGCTCCAATATCAGAAAATGGTTTCAGAACACTTGACAAACGAGATTTTCAATTATTTCTTAAAAGACTTAGAAAAACTTGTCCAACTAACAAGCTCAAATATTACGCATGTGGCGAATACGGTACTCAAACCCATAGACCTCATTATCATGCTATCATATTTAATCTCCCTAAATCTCTTATATCTAACCCTCAAAAAATCGCCGATACCTGGCAAAATGGTCATATACATCTTGCTAATAATAACCAACTTACTATTAATTACGTTGTCGGTTATATGACAAAATCAAACTTTACAAGGTTTAACAATCAAGACGATAGACTACCAGAATTCTCATTAATGTCCAAAAAAATGGGACTTGGCTATCTTACAGAAGCCATGAAAAACTATTATAAAAAAAGAGAAATCTTTTGTATAGTACGAGAATCAGGACAAATTATATCTATGCCTAGATATTATAAAGAAAAAATCTTTGAGAAAAAACAACTTAAAGAAATGTATAAAAAATACATCGAAGAACAAGAAACAAACTTCGAAGAAATGTTCAATTCAGCAAAAGACGAACACGAACATTATAAAAATATTATCAGAAGAGATAATAAACAACAATCACTTAATCGTTTAAAAATTTAAAAACTTATGAAACTCAGAAACGCTTACACAAAATCAAAGTACAAAGGAAAGAAAATGGATCAGACAGTAAATACTATACCTGACCAAAATTTATCAATTCGACAATTACTAGACAGACACTCCAGAGGATTACCTCTTGGAGCATCACAAAATCAAGGTGAATATTTCGATACCGAAATTCCTAGATACGACGATCTCGTCGACATGATGGAACACAAGAAAATTCTTGTACAAGAACATAAAGATTTGACAAAGCAAATCGAAAAAGAGCAAAAAGCTCAAAAAGAAAAAGCAATTGCAACAGCCGTTGCTACCGAAATTGCTAAAACAAAGTCAATAAAGACTGATGAATCTTGATTCATCTACTTTATTGGCTAAAACTGTGACGAAGTCACTAGCACTAATAACATACTTGATATATTAGTGCTAATTGACACCAAATCACCCAAACGACCAAAAAAAGCAAGAGCGAAGCGGACGCAAAATAGGGGAGGTAAGGAAAAAGTGTCAAAAAAAACAAAAAAACAAAAAAAAATTACTATATTAGAAAAATATATATAACCAGAGGAAAAATCAGTTTAACAGTATATAAATTATAGTTCAACTAATCTACCTCATAAAAAAACACTTATGGATACAACAAAATTTAAAACAGAAGAAGAGAAAAAACACGCAGAATCAGTACGTAAAATTGTACTTCAACATTGTGTGGCATGTCATCAACAATTAGATCTCTTACAACTAAGACTCATAAACTTTGAGGATTTAGTAAACGGCGTACAAGATACTATTCAATTAACAAATAAACAACTTTCGGAGTTAAACTTCGAAAAAGCCGGAGTATCAATACAACCAACAAAACTTAAAAAAGTATAATGGGACTTAACGGAGCATCACATACAAGTTCATCTACCGGAGGAAAATCCGGTATACTATCAGGACTAGGTGCAGTACTAGGAGGACCAGTCGGAGGGCTGGTCGGTTCCCTAGCCTCTTCATTATTAGGAAATAGAGGTGCAAAACGCAGACAACAACTAGCAGACCAACAGAATATTAAATTCTGGAATATGCAAAATGCATACAATACACCTAAACAACAAATGGCTAGACTTAAAGATGCAGGATTAAATCCAAATCTTATATATGGATCAAATGCTAACACTGGAGTAGCTGGATCAGTATCTCCATCAAAAGCTTCACCTTATAACATACAAAACCCAGTACCATCAGTACTGCAATCAGCATTATTACAATCACAAATAGCAAATCTTAATTCAGTTACTGAAAAAAACAGAGCAGAAACAGAAAAAACACTCGGATTAACACCTTCGCTTATAGGTCGAAGTAATAAACAACTAGAAATCTTAGTAGAACAAAAATTTCAACAATCTGTCAAATCAGGACAAATTAATAAACAAGAATTGGCTAAAACACAATCATTAATGGCTAAAGCTCAAATAGACATACAAAATCAAGGTTATAATAAATCTTACACAGATTTTAAAAAAGGTTTACTTGACATGGGTATAGACCCATCTGGTCAATTTTGGAATACAGCTTTAAAATTCTTTGCTACAATATTTAGAAAAACAACAGGAAATTTTTACACTAACCCTCAAGAAACAAATAGATAATTATGAGTATATTCAGTAAAGTGGCTATGCCACGACCACAAACAAACACATTTGACCTATCACACGATAGAAAATTCTCAGGAAAAATCGGAGAATTAATGCCAATCTCCGTAATGGAAGTAGTTCCAGGAGACAAATTTAACATCAAAGCGACGAATATGACAAGATTCGCGCCACTTATCACACCAATAATGCACAAAGCAAGTGTATATTGTCACTTCTTCTTTGTGCCAAACAGAATATTATGGCCAAACTGGGAAAACTTTATATCAGGTGGAGAAGATGGTCTTGCAGACCCAACATTCCCTACCGTAGACTTAACAATACCAACTCAATATGGAGTTCAAACACTAGCAGATTACTTAGGATTACCAACAGGCAATCAACTTTCAGACGTATCAGCTTTACCTTTCGCAGCATATCAAAAAATTTATCAAGATTATTATAGAGACGAAAATTTAATAACTAAAACAGATGTTACCGTATCAGACGGAACACAATCAAACGTAGACACAATTGAGCTTGCCTCAATGAAAAAAAGAGCATGGCAACATGATTATTTCACTTCTGCCCTTCCTTGGACACAAAGAGGCCCAGAAGCTACAATACCTTTAGGAACAACAGCACCTATTAGTTTTGTAAACGGTGGAAACAATTTCATAAGAGATAAAGACACAGGAGCTACAATTAATTCAACAACATTTGACGGTATAGCCGCTTTTCAAACAAATGGAGCCGGAAGATTATATGCAGACGTTCCCTCATCAATAAATATTGGTTTAGACAATTCAGCATCATTATCAGCAGATTTATCAGGAGCAACAGCTTCATCAATAAACGATCTAAGAAGAGCATTTAGATTACAAGAATGGCTAGAAAGAAACGCAAGAGGCGGTGCAAGATATATAGAAATAATAACAGCCCACTTTGGCGTTAGATCATCAGACGCTAGACTTCAAAGGCCAGAATTCCTTGGAGGAAGCTCAACACCAATTACCATAAGTGAAGTACTCCAAACGTCAAACACTGCTGGAGCTACAGGTAGCGACGCTACACCGCAAGGAAACATGGCTGGACACGGAGTTTCAGTAGGATCATCTAACTACGTATCATATAGAGCAGAAGAACACGGTTACATTATAGGAATAATGTCCGTAATGCCAAAAACAGCTTATCAACAAGGAGTACCAAAACATTGGAAAAAACTAGACAAATTCGATTACTATTGGCCCTCATTTGCAAACATTGGAGAACAGCCAATTTATAACGAGGAGTTATACCACCAAAATACTGCCGAAGACGAAGAAGTATTTGGATACACACCACGATACGCAGAGTACAAATATATTCCATCTACTGTTCACGGAACATTCAGAAGCTCATTAGACTTCTGGCATATGGGTAGAATATTTGCATCAAAACCAACATTAAATGCAGACTTTATAGAGTGCGACAGCGCAGAAGTAGAAAGAGTATTTAACGTACCATCAGGAGAAGAACATTTATACGTGTATTTACACAACGAAGTAAAAGCAACAAGACTAATGCCATACTTTGGAACACCAACAATTTAGAAATCATGGGATACAGAAGATCAAAACGAGTTAGAAGAAAAGGCATGGCTTTCAAAAAGAGAAGCCGAATGCAAAAAAAGAAATCAAGAAAATACAACTCTTATAGAGTAGCAAGAGGAGGTATAAGACTATAGTAGGTTTGGGGACTTGCTTAGTCCCCCCTACAACTTAAATCAACCAAAATGCAGTGTTTCACACCTTTTAGAGTAAGGAACAAATCGAAAGACCACAACAACCAAAATTTAATG